GTCTTCGATAAGACCGGCACCAGAGATTGAATACCAGGCCAGGCCGTGTTTACGACCGAAGTCCTTGACGCCGCCGTCACGCATCTCGACGGGCAAGCCATCGGCTACACCGGCAGCACTGTCGGAGAACAACAGGGCTTCGTAAACGTTAGCGCCAGCAGCACCGGTACCGTCGAGGGCGGCCAAATAGCCGGGGTCGGTAGCTGCGCAAGCGCCGTTTCTGGCGTGGGTGGTTCCAATGAACACAACGTCTTCCCAGCGGCCCAACTCGCCGGTGAACAAGGCGCGAGTGTTGGCATAGTTCTGGGCGGCAATCCAATCCGGGTCACGCTTCAAAGAAGCGGCTTGGTGTGGGTGCAAGAAACAAATATAGAAATCTGCGTTGAACTTGGGGGCGTTCTTGGTTTGGAGAATTTCAACGGCTTGGCGGATAATCTCCACGTCGAACACGTCCGCACCTGCGGCCAAGGTAGCGCGGGAAGCCTTGCCACCACCGTAGATGACCTGGGAAGCTGCGGCGATTGCATCGCGACACATGAGGTCTCGAACAACCGCATAGTCACGGCCCAACAAGGTAGCGGCTTCTGCCAAGGTGTCGTCAAAGGAAGCGACCAGCAACTTCTCGGTCACGCCGATAGCATTGCCGTACTCCGTGACGGAGATGGATTTTTGAGAGGCACTCATGGTGCGCTCTTCCAAATCCTTGTCCTCGTCCAACTTACCACCTCGGGTGATATTGTTGTACCGGGTCATGGTGATGGTATTTCCAGGGAGCTTCCCGAGTTCGGTCTTTTTGACCATAAACTCTTCGTACCGCATGATGCCTTGGGCCTCATGCAGAATGTCCATGGAGTAAACGTCGAGAATCGCCTGGGGGAGTGCTACAACCTGCCCCGCATTGTTAACGCCAGAATATTGTGATGCCATCTTGTGTTCCTTTCAGTGGGCTAGAGAAGCCCGGCTTTCATTTTGGCCTCTTGCAGGAGTCGTGTCCTGATGGCCACATAGTCTTTGTGGGGAAGAACGGCAGTGGCTTTACGATTCTCAGTAGAAGCTTCAGCTCCAACTCCGCGACCGTGGGAAGCATCGGGGGCGATAGGGGCGGGCAATCCGTCGGTAGTTTTCTTCCGAAGGGAAGCTTCCAGGTCAACCCGGAGTTTATCTTCCCGTTTCTTTGCGGCCGCAATCGACAACTCAATGGCTTCTTCGGTGTCTCCAGAGACGAGCTCAACCAGGGTGATGCCGGACTCGGCAACTTTCTTCTGTTTGAACGCGTCAAGCTGGGCTTCACGGATACGGGCGGCGGCGTCATTGGCCACTGCCTCAATGGTCTTCTCTAGCTTCACATTCTGGTCACGGAGCTTTGCCAATTCTTCGTTTACGGAAGTCAGTTCAGACATTTTACCTTCGCGAACTTTTCCAAGCGCGTCCTCTACTTCTTGAGCCTTCTTGGAGAGCTCTGCCTTTTCAGCTTTGAGTTTCTCCACGGCGGGGTAGTGCTTCGCTTTTTCGTCCGCTCTGGCCTTGGCCAAAACTACATCCAACTCGTCTTGAGTATAAACTCGTGCGGAATCTTTCTTTGGAGTCTCCGTGGTTTTTGCGGTAGTCGTGTCGGGTGTCTGGGGAGGTGCCCCTTCCTGTGTCTGTTTGGTGTCGTTGTCGTTTTCCATAGTTTATCCGGTGTTCCTTACTCTGACTCTCAGCCGTGGCGAGGGTCGCTGGTGGTGCGCTTGTTGTCGTCTACTTTGTTGGAATTGGGAACAGTCTTAGGACCGGCCACAGTTCCAGTATTCCGACCAGCTTTGGTGTAGGGAAACTTGATGCTCCCACCACGGTTCGTGTCAGTCTTGCCCTCGTTGGGGGCTCCCACGTTTCCTGCGCTGTTGGTACCCATGTTGGACCTCCTTTTGTAGTGCTTGACTACGTTGGTTTCGTCTCAAGATTCCACTAATGGCCCTATGTCGTCAAGTGTAACCTAAATATAATTGAGAAAGCTTACTTACGGCGGGAAGAAGAACTAGCTCGTAGAGACTCTGGGTACCAAGCCTCTGGATAGCACTTGCAGTAGGGGTGTGGATGCTGGGGCCACTGGGAAACAAGGTGTATTCCTTCTAAGAGCTCCATTCCTGGGTCAACTCCTAGGGAAGAGAGTCGACTTACAACGTCTGGGTTGGTGACGTAGGCCAAGTGCTCGCATATCTCTTGGCCACCGTACCACTTGTGCGAAGGGTTCAATCTCCAGGCGGCGAACTCCATCCCGGTTAGCTCCATGATTCTGATTTCCGCGATATTCGCCATCCGGGACTCCTCTGCGACGGCCAGTCTTCGGAGTTTGTTCATGAGACTTCCGCCTTGGGTGGGAACTGTGCCTTTGCCGGTGAGTCCATTCCGTATTTCTTGGAGGATTTTCTCCTGGGCGTTTCCACCCGAGTACTTCCGAGAGAGCAGCTTCTTAATCTGCTCCCGGTGTTGGGCCTCTATTCGAGCGACGCGCTTCTCGTATGTCATCCCGGAGCCGGGAGGGAACTCTCTGTGGGAGGCAATTGTAACTGCATCCTTTATGGCCTGCTTGTCCTTGGGGGAAAGCGACTTCAATCCG